TTCTTGTAGGGTCTCCACGATACTTTTTATAATTCTTTGGTTTAAACTTTCCACTGTATGACATAAATAACTATATTAAAGATTAACTTATAAGGTTATTTATATGGCAAAAATTGATAAACTCATCAGCAAATTCAACAAAGTAAAATCCAAAATTAACAGCATAAAGGGTATTGCAGCCAAAATTGAAGCCATTAACTACAAAAATGTAGTAGATACCTTGGGCGGAGCAGCCGCTGAAGCAGAATCACAATTAAAACACAGACAAGAAAGTCTTAATTCAGCACTAACAGATAGTAAAGGTGCAGCTGCTAAGAGAGTTAAGGAAAGTCCAGAGGGATTAGGTGAGAGTTATATCTATCCATATCATGACCCATTAGCAAATTATATCGTATTTGATATAATGCCTAGAATTGAGAGAAATAATTCTTCTAATACTTATTATAATACAGCAATGAATGGTAAGGATAAAAAAGCGACCAAAGATTTTAGACTTGATGGTGGGGGAGAGGTTTATAAAGAAAATTCTGTATATAAAAGAAATACAATATCGTTATATGTTCCTGATGCCTTAATATCACAAGCAACCACTCAATACAGACCAGAAGGTATTTCAGCTTTTAATAGAGCTATTGCTCAAATGGTTGAAGCTGCTGGTTCGGGCGGTGCAGACTTCTTTGATACTGGAATGGAACAAGGTAAAAAATTATTTAATAAAGTTATAAACGAATCTTTAAATAAGATGTCTGGTGGTTTATTGGGGTTAAGAGCTGGTCGTGCTTCTAATCCACAACAAGAACAAATGTTAGATGGAATTCCAATGAGGTCATGGGACTTTACATTTGATTTTTGGCCCAAATCAAAAAAAGAAGCTGAACAATGCAGAATGATAATAGAAACATTCAGACAATCAATGTTACCAGATACTTACAGTGATGAAGCTATAACATCTGCAATGTTTGGTGAAGGTGATGGTAAAGAAGGAAATAAAGCTTCTATTAATGCTAGTTATTTTAATTATCCCAATATATTTCATATCTATTATCACGGTCCTATGGCTGGCAAAGTTGATGGTTTTTTACCAGCAGTATGCACAAACGCACAAGTAGATTATACAGGTGGTCAAAAGTTTACAACATTCAATGATGGTATGCCGGTTCATATGCAATTAACTTTAAACTTCTTAGAAATAAAGACTATGAGTTTAGGCAACTACAATGCAATCAAGTCATCGTCAGTAGATGGAAACTTTGGAAGTACCAAGTCTATGTATGGAGATTCTACAGCTTATATAAGAGCTACAAGACCAGAAGATGGTGATATTAGTAGTGCTGAATATGGGAAGAAACTTCAAGGAAAGTCAACGCCTCCAAACAATTAATAGGTAATTATTATGCCAAAACAATATTTTCAAAATTTTCCAGAGATACAATATACACTTTCTGATGGAAAGATAGTATATATTAAAGACTTTTTTAGAAAGTCTAAAATAGAACAAGAGGCTGTTGCAGCCATTACAGATTACAGAAAGTATTACATAAGAGATGGAGAAAGACCAGATGTTCTTGCAGATAAACTATATGGTAGTTCAGATTTACATTGGGTATTCTTCATGGTTAATGATATAGACAATTACTATGATTGGTTTAAAGACCCAGATGTCTTTGAAAGATATATGGGTAAAAAATATCCAGGTCAATATGCAATTGCAGATTCGTCAACAGATATAGTAGCAGCCAAATCTAATAGTGCTGACACTACAAATAAATTTTTACTTGGAGAAAAAGTCACAAGTGTATCATCAGAAGGAAGAGTAATTGAGGTTTGTGCAGAACACAATAGAATTGCAATAGAGGGTGGAGAGTTTGTTGCAAATGAAACAATAACAGGTAAAGTTTCAACTAAATCATTTACACCAACATCAGTAATCAATCATAAAGATGGCATATCGTATTATAAAAACAGTTCAGGTCTAAAAAGAAATAGTAGTGCTTCTGGTTATTCATCTGTATCGCACTACGACAAAGAATTTGAAGATAACGAAGAAAAAAGAAATATAAAAGTCATATTACCTGGTTTGATAGATACAGTAGTAGCTAGATTCGAATCTGTTATGAGTGATTAATAAATTATGTCCGAAGTTAGCACACCAAATAAGTTTTCAACCTTTCAGCAAGGTGAGGTTGCAGTTGAAAACATAACCTTGGTAAATCAAGAACAAGAATTTATTGATTTGACTTATGTTTGTTCTAATATAAAACTATATGAGGGTATAGACAAACACTTTGTATCAGGAAGAGTATCCATCGTAGATGGTATAGATTTAATTAAGTATTATAAGATAACCGGACAAGAATCTTTAACTATAAGACTAAAAGCTAGAGATGAAGATGATAAATCTGATTCACCATTTAGAACAGTTGTAGATAGAACATTTAAAGTTTATGCTGTGACCGATGGTAAGGTAGAAGGCAATATGCAATATTATACTCTTTCTTTTATAGACCCAAATGCTATTCTCGCTGAAGAAAAAAGAATAAGTCAAACTTTAAGAGGTTCATATTCTGATATGTTATTGAGTCTTTGGCAAGAACATTTTCAGTGGAATAGACCTCCAAAATCATATACAGACCATTGGGAAAACACATCTCCTTCCACAAATGCTATAACTGTTCCTAATTGGACATTAAACCAAATAATAACTTACATAGTAGCAAATGCATCTGATGATAAAGCGATGTGGAAAAATAGTTATTTTTTCTTTGATACAGTTTGCGTGCCTCCAGGTATGAAAGAAGTAGGTGATAAAGGTTTTACCAAGTATAGATTCATGTCATTGAAAACAATGTCAGAAGAAATGCAAATACCAGTATCGTTTGACCCTTATCCTAGAAATGCGGTTATAGCTGGAGAAAATGTTAGTGTAAATATGCCTGGACAAGGTTTGAATACACAGATACTTCATTATGAAAGACCACAAACAGCTAATACTAGAAAGGGTGCAGTAGAAGGAGCATACGCAAGTAGGTTACTTGCATATGACCCAATAAGAAAAATAACTATACATAAAAAGTATTCTATTAAAGATGTTTATGACAAACAAAGCAAATTTGATGGAAAACCAAATTCTTTCCCAATCATAAGACTAGGAAAAGAAGAATACTTTCACGCAGGAATACAAGATGAAGAGGGAAATTTTACGCTTACGCCCATTGGCGTTCTGCCAGAACCAGAAGGAGAAATAGCTTCAAATGCTTTAACATTGATGAAAGTAAATATGACTAATGCATATTCAGATGATGATAAATTATTTGATAAGAATACTGCAACAGATGTCAGCACTAATTGGGTGGGTGATGAATGGAACGACACAGGACAACTAGAAAGACACGCACTATTATCTTTATTTGAACAACAGACTGTTAAGATAAGTATTCCATTTAGACCAGATATAGTTTGTGGTTCAACCATTCAACTTAATATACCAACATATGAACCAGAAGGAGAAAGAATCGTTAATAAATTTAACACTGGTGCGTATATAATAACCAAAGCTGTTTATGATATTAATCCTATGAAAAATACTGGTGTAATTCAATTGAATTGTGTTAAAGATTCTTATGCAGTAGATGTAGCCAAATATTATCCTGAGAAAGAAAGAAAGGCGAAGGTAGGAAATTAAAAATGCAGATACAATATGGAATAGTTGAAGATAGAAATGACCCATTGAAGATTGGAAGAGTAAGGGTTCGTATTCATGGGTATCACACTAGTGATAAAGGTTTAATTGCTACACCTGATTTGCCTTGGTCTACTGTTATGATGCCAACTACGGTAACAGGTATAGGTGGTTTTGGTAGTTCGCCTGCGATTGCAGAGGGAACAACTGTTATAGGAGTATTCACTGATGAAGACAAACATAACTTTGTTGTTTTAGGAGTCAATCAAGGTATATCACAAGAAATATTTCAAGAAACTTACAAAGACAAAGAGGGCACAGCAAATGATATTCAATATGGATTCAATGACCCTAGAAGATTAGAAGATGCTGATTATGAAGGCACACAAGATGGTCCAACTCCAGAAGAATCTCCTGAAAGAACAGCTGGTCTTAAAAGAGGATTAAAAAATTATCCTTCTTTGCCTAGTTCTATAGTTATAGATTACACTGGAAGAAAATTAAGTCAAACCAAGTCAGATGATTATAAAGATTGGATAAGTAAAGATAAAAATATTATTGGTCAAACCAGAAGCCAGAAACCATATTATCCTTTAATCACAAACGCATCAGATATAAATGTTTTTGATGCTGTTGATAAAGGTAAATCTAAATTTGATAAATTTCCATTAATAAGACAACTAAGTAGTGAGAGTGATAAAGAAGCAACTTATAAAATCTTTCGTAAACAGGAAGAATGGCCACAATCCGATGGTGTAGAAATAAAAACTCAAGCAGACCCACAGTATCCATTTAACAACGCAACATATACAGAATCAGGACATCTATTTGAAATGGATGATACTAGAGATGCAGAAAGAGTTTCTCTACAACATAGAACAGGAACATATTTTGAATGGCAACCAGATGGAAGTTCACATACAAGAATAGTTAAAGATAACTATACATTAATATGTGGTGATGATGATATTTATGTTGGTGGTTCTGTAAACATTAGAGTAAGTGGCGATGCTAAGATTCATGCAAATAAAAGTCTTGAAATTAAAGCTTATGGAGATGGATTAATTGACATTGGTGGAGATTTAGAAATAAGAGCAGGCGGTGAATTGACAACTTCTTCTGCTAAAATTGCTAGAGTTAAAGCACCAATATATGCGCCTAATACTGGACAATAATTATGACAACAGCTGAAGCTACAGCTCCGTCAGAGAGCGAAGTAAAACCATTAAGCGAATCAATCGCAGATAAGTTTCCTTGTCCAGAAGGAGATATATTTGATTTTCCAACAAGAGCGGAAATAACAAATGCGTTTAATGAGATAGCAAGTATACCTAGTAAACTTCAAGGTAAAATGCTAGAACAAAAAGCAGAAAGAGAAAAGAAAATTGCAGACCTATATCTACAATTAGAGAATCCAGATTTAACAGAAGAAGAAATAGCTGCAATTCATAAACAAATAGAAGCTGAAGAACAATGGATTAAAACTAAAATTTTAGGTGAACTTCAAGAACAGATTGATGCTATAGAAAAGGATATTACAGATTTTGTAGATACGCTTGAAAGTGCTTTATCTCCTTATTGGGATAAAGGCAAACAAAATCGTGATTGGCAAAAAGAAGCTAAAGATGCTTTTAAAGAATTACTTGAAGATTTCCACACATACATTCCAACAAAGATTGCAGAAATAATTTCAAAGTTAGTTCCTATTAGTTTCAAGATTAATATTTTGGGTTTAGAAATTGATGTTTTAAAATTAGTCACTAATCCTGCTTATAGAAAAGAATTGAAAGACCAAATTGGAGGTATACAGTTCTTAGAACAAATAGAAGAGAAAAATAAAAGACTTGCAGAACTACAAAAGAAACTTAAAGATGAAATTGATACCTTAACACCAGAAGAAATTGAAGAAATAGAAAAAGAGATTGCTCAAATAAGAGAAGATATAGATTTACTATACAATTTAAGGACAAAATGGGTTGATAAATTCTTTAATCTTATTCCAGAAGAGTTCAGACAATTTGATGGTGAGTATGGAGTATTAGATGATGAGGCAAAAGCAAAATTGACTTGGAAATATATCAAGACTGAAATCAAAGAGTGGATACAAAATTGGTATGTAAAGGCATTGCAAAAAATAATAGGTATTTTTCAAAAGATTTGGAAATTGTTAGGATTACCTGATGGACCTTGGTCACAATTAATGGATATTATGAATCTTGATATTGGTGCATTGATAGAAGCTAGAGTTAAAGCGATAAAAGAAAAGTGGAAAACTACCAAAGTTTACAAACAAAGACAAATAAAAAGATTGACCGAAGAAATAGAAGAAATACAAAAGAAATTAGAAGACCCAGACATTAGTATGGAAGACCATATCGCATTATCAGAAGAATTAGAGAAGAAACAAATAGAGAAGAAGAAATTAGAAGAAGAATTGATAGAAGAAGCCGGATTATTTCATAAAGCAATTAAAGATGCATTAGAAAAAATAGAAATCTTTGGTTTTGATATTTTAAAAATCATAGGTGGTGAGATAAAATCAACAACTGAATCAATAGAAGAAAGAATTGAAGAGATTGCAATAGAACTGAAAGACTTCAAAGCAAATTGGCATAAGAAAATAATGTTTGATTGGGTTAAGATAGTGAAGAAGTTTCTTGATATGATAGGATTAGGAAAGATATTTGACTTCTTGTTCTTAACATGGTGTAATTTCTTAAAACTAATAGGAATGCCAATGAGTATTGGAGTTGCTCTTCCAGTAATTGGTGGTGTTATCTCAACAACTAGAAAAAATACTCCAGACCATCCAAGAACAGGCAAAGACATGGTTGATTTTCCTGATGTATCATATGCAGATGCAGATGGCGTGAGAACAGAATTCGATTTACCTGATGGAAGTGGAACTGCAAGAGTTTTTGTAGATGGTAAAGAAGATGAAATGATTATGGAAGATGGTGGTAATCTTCTGTTAGAGAGTGTTGAAAATGTCAATGGTCTAGGAGAATTACCAGATACAATACTGTTAGAGTCCACACAAGGAGCAACAATAGTGGGAAATAAAATTATTTTTGATACAGCACCGGTAAATGGAACTGCTGTTTCTATAATTAAGATTTAATTTAGTTGAAGGAGAAGTATAAATAGTCCTATGGCAACGAGAGATTACACAAAACCAAATGCATCAACAGTAGCTAATAAAGATTTATTCGCCGATTTGGATTTATCATTTGAAGCTCATCCAATAACAGGTGATATAGTCACAAAAAAGGACACTGATGCTATCAAGAGAGCAGTAAGAAATATTCTTCTAACAAATCATTATGAGAGACCTTTTAAACCAAACTTCGGTTCCAATCTAAGAGGACAGTTATTTGAACTCAATATGCCAGGAACAAGAAGAAGAATCACTGAACAAATAATAGAAGAATTAAATATACTTGAACCTAGAATTGGAAGAGTTGCAATTCAAATGTTAGACGAAGGTAATACTTTGAATCTCACAATATTTTATCAAATCATAGGTACAAGAGAAAATCAACAAGTAAATGTAGTAGTAAGTAGGGTACGATAATGGCAACAGTAAAAAGTTCACAAATAAACGCAACAGATTTAGATTTTGATGATATTGCGTCCAATATTAAAACTTATCTAAAAGGACAAGATAAGTTTAAAGATTATAATTTTGAAGGCGCTAACTTAGGAGTCTTGATAGATATGTTAGCATATGCAGGACATGTTAGTGGTTTAAATACAAACATTGCAGCTTCAGAATTGTTTTTAGATTCAGCACAGATAAGAAAGAATGTAGTTTCTCGTGCAAAAGATTTAGGGTTTATTCCTGCATCAGAAAAATGTTCAGCAGCTCAATTAGAGGTCAAGATGTCAAACATCAGAAATGCAGACCAAACTATTCCTACTGCTAACGATATGACATTACATAGAGGTCATAACTTTCAAACTATATTTGATAGTGTGACTTATAATTTCGTTAATACAACATCAGTTGTTCCTACAAGAGATGGAATGGATTTTTTATATCCTACAGTAGATGTTATTCAAGGACAATACATAACAGATTCATTTATATTTGATAGTCAAATTAAAAATTCAAAGTATGTATTATCAAACGCAAGAGTTGATAGGTCTAGATTAGAAGTTTCAGTAGTTTCTAATGGAGTATCAAACAAGTATTCATTATCAACAGATGTATCAACTATCACAAGTTCATCTCGTGTATTCTATGCACAAGAGAATGAAGAAGGATTTATTGAAATCTATTTTGGTGATGGTGTTTTGGGTATAGACTTAAAAGATGGCGACCAAATTAATGCAACATATGTGACTGTAGATATAACACATGCTGATGGCGCAAAAGTTTTTAGTATGTCAGATTCAATAAATGGATTCACACAAGCATCAATAACGACTCTCGCAAGTGCAACAGGTGGTGCAGAGAAAGAATCAATTGAGTCAATTAAGTTTAAAGCGACAAAGTTCTATACATCACAAAACAGACTAGTCACATTGAATGACTACAAAGCAAAAGTAAGTGAATACTATCCAAACGCAGATGCAGTTGCAGTATGGGGTGGTGAAGACAACGACCCACCACAATATGGTAAAGTATTCATATCTCTTA